ACTCCTTTTGACGAACTAAGCGAAGTGGACGTGGTAGCTTGGCTAGAGTCTAAAATGGATTTAGATAGCTTAAAAGCTAATTTAGATGATCAATTAGACAAGATTGCAAACCCTGTGACCATTACTAAAAGATTCAATGTCCAGATACCGGAAATTACAGTTTTAGAAGAAGAAATTATAGCTGAAGAATAAATTTAGTGACACTTTTGCTGCTTTAAGAAATGTTAAAATAATGTAATATATATACCATAAGTAACTTATTTAATATTATAAAATGTCAAAAACAAACAAAATTTCAGAAGAACAGTTAAAAAACTTACAAGAAACTGTAGGTTTAATCCAAAACGCTCAAGCTCAGCTAGGAGGGATTGAATTACAAAAACACAAGATGTTGCATGAAGTTGCAGGCGTCGAAGCTAAGTTGGCGGAATTACAAAAAGAGCTTGAAGAAGAATTTGGAAAAGTAAGCATCAATATTAAAGATGGAACTTACGAAGAAATAGTAGAAGAAGCTGAAGTAGAAGAAGTATAGTTTTTTCAAATTAAATTAAATTAAATTAAATGGAATACAATCAACCCAGTGAAATTGTTAAAAATATAAATTTTAGCAATGAAGCTAGGGACAAAATAATGTCGGGTATAGATAAACTTACCAATGCAGTTAAGTCTACTTTAGGAGCTTCTGGTAAGTGTGTTATTTATGAAGATGCAATGGGTAGACCTGTTGTGACAAAAGATGGGGTAACGGTTGCTAATAGTGTTGTGTTGCTGGATTCGGTAGAAAACATTGGGGCTACTCTAATTAAAGAAGCGGCTCAAAAAACAGTGAAAGAAGCTGGAGATGGTACAACAACATCAACTGTTTTAGCTCATTCAATAATAAGCACATTTAAAGAAGCAGACCTTAATTTTACTATTAGGGATATTAAAGCTGGAATTGATAGCAGTGTTAAAAAGATAATAAAACATCTTGAAAAACAAGCGGTTGATATAAGCGGTAATATGCTTAACTCGGTAGCTAGTATATCGGCAAACAATGATAAAGAGCTAGGTAATATTATTGCTGAAGCTTACAATAAAGTAGGTAAAGATGGTGTGGTATTAATGGAGGAATCTGAATCTGAACAAACGTACGTTGAAATCGTAGATGGAGTACAATTTGATTCAGGCCTTAAGTCCCCACACCTTGTTACTGACTCAGACACGAATAAAGCTACTTTAGAAGCTCCGTACGTGCTTATTGTGGCTTCTCCAATACCTAACATCAGAAAAATACAAAACGTCTTAGAACACGTTATAAAAGAAAAATCCTCTTTGTTGATCATAGCTACAGTTGAACAGCAACCGATGTCTGCGCTACTGACTAACAAAATAAAAGGAAATCTTAAAGTAAATATTGTAGACTTACCTGGGTTCGGTGCTACTAAAAAAGACACTATAGAAGATATAGCATCTATAACGGGAGCTACTGTTATGAATGAAGAACTAGGTGACGATCTTGATATGATACAGCCTGATATTTTAGGAAGAGCAATAAAAGCTGTTACAGATAGTAACTCTACAGTAATTACTATTGATGAAATGCCTGAAGCGGCTAGCGAAAGAGTTGCTAGTGTTCAAAAGAAAATCTTAGATGAGCAAAACCCTTATATTAAGAAAAAACTTGAACAAAGACTTGCGATGCTCGCAGGAGCAGTAGGTATAATTAAAGTAGGTGCTAATTCCGCTGTTGAATTAAAAGAGAAAAAAGACCGTGTTGAGGACGCTATTTACGCCGTTAAGGCTGCGCTTAAAGAGGGTATTGTTCCAGGCGGAGGTGTTGCTTTGCTTGATGCTAGTAATAAGATCAATGCTAAAGGAGACGTGGAGGCTACGTTTATGAAAGCTATAACCGCTCCGTATTATATTATCTTAGAGAACGCTGGTATTGAAAAAGTTAACATTATTCCAAAAGGTCGAGGTATAGATGTTATTTCTGGTAAAGAAGTTAATATGATTAAAGCAGGCGTTATAGATCCTGTATTGGTAACTAAAACAGCCCTGATTAACGCTGCGTCTGTTGCTGCAACGATTATGTCAACTGATTGTGTAATTTCAAATGTAAGAGTTAATGAAAGCAATTAATAGCTACATTGTAATTACAGAAATAAAAGAAGAGCAGAAGTCTGAAAGTGGTTTACTTATTATGGACCAACATACTAGCGATATTCGCTATTTAAAAGGTAAAGTAGTAAGCGTTGGAGAAAACACATTAGGTGTTAGCGAAAATGATATTATATACTATGACAGACACGCTGGACACGGAATAGAATATAAGGGAAGTCTTTACAAAGTTATAAGACAACCTGACGTGGTTATAGTTGAATGAGAAGACTAGAGGCTTCAGATTTAAGAGATATAAATTTATTTAAGTATTACAGGCTCGTTAGAAAATGGGCCTGTAAAACTAATAAGTTGAGCGATTCAGATCTTGAATTGCTTATCTACTTAGATTGTAAAAATAAATTTACTCGTAATGAATTTATAGAAGGAGTATATACTTATGCTTGGGATAAAAACCGTTGGGAACGCCTTAGAAGAAACGGTTGGATTGAAGTGTGGAGACAAAGAAATCATACAACGCAAAAATATACAATATATACCACTTCTTTTAAATGCAAGCATTTAATAACTAGAATATATAAAATACTTTTAGGGGAAGAAGATGTTCCTGTTACTAGCAGAAATGTATTTTATAACAACAAAACATATACAGATAAAGTAATGAACAAAGCTTTAGATGATATGATTAAAGATAAAGAACGATAACTAAACTACTATGGCCACCAAAAACGCTCCATCAAAGAAAAAATCACTTGGCTACTACGCTAAAGTAAACAAAAAAGGAGGCACTGGCGCTAAAGCCGGAGGCGGAATGACAGCTAAAGGCGTTGCTAAATACAGAAAGGATAATCCTGGAAGTAAATTAAAAACAGCTGTTACAACTCCCCCTTCTAAATTAAAACCAGGAAGCAAAGATGCGAAACGCAGAAAAGCATTCTGTGCAAGATCTAAAAGCTGGACTTCAGAAAGAGGTAAAGCAGCAAGACGTAAATGGAACTGTTAGGTTATGGCGAAAGATGCATGTTACCACAAAGTAAAAAAACGTTATAAAGTTTTTCCATCAGCCTATGCTTCCGGCGCAATAGCTAAATGCCGCAAAGTCGGTGCTAAAAATTGGGGCAGTGGCGGTAAGAAAAAGTAAAAAAGGAGCCAGCTTAAAAAGATGGTTTAAAGAAGAGTGGATAGATGTTCGCTCGGGTAAACCTTGCGGTAGATCTAAAGGCGACGGTAGAGGAGTTCCTTATTGCAGACCTAAGAAAAGAATATCTTCAGCAACACCTAAAACAGCTTCTGAAATGTCTTCTGCTGAAAAAGCAAAAAAGATAAAAGAAAAGAAAAGTTTAGGGCAACCAGCTGGAAAACCAAGACGCGTAAAATCTTTAAAAAGAAAAAAATGAAATCAAAAGGTCTTGGCGATAGTATTGCTAAAATAACGAAAGCTTCAGGTATACAAACTATGGTAGATAAGATGTCTAAGGGGCTGAACATACCTTGTGGATGCGAAGGAAGGCAAGACGCTTTAAATAAGATTTTTCCATATAAAAACAAATAGATATGAAAGTAACCATTATACTAATAGCAGCAGGATTGATCCTAATTGGAGTATACCTTAAAAAGAAAGGATTATTTAAGGACAACAACAACAACTATATCCCAGACTTTGCTGATAAAATGGCAAAAAACACGTCGGATAAAATCAATGAAGCTTTACACGAAGCAGAAGATAGAATAGCAGCTGTAGTTGAAGAAAGCAAAGATGTCACTAAGGCTATTAAAAAAGCCGGGAAACAGCTTAAAGACATACCAAAAGCTGCCGCAGGAAAAAAAAGACCTGGTAGAAAAGCAAATAAATAATGAGCAAAGATAAAAAACCTTTTAAAGAAACTGGTTTAGGTAAAGTAATATTAAATGTTATACCAGGCTTTGCTAAAACCGCCTCAAAAGTCTTACCAGACAGTGGCGTACTGGGGGTTATTAAAAATCTTATAGATAATGATCCGGATATGAGCGAAGAAGAAAAAGCTCAAGCACACAGCCAGCTCATTGAACTATACAAAGCTGAGGTTGAAGACAGGGACTCTGCAAGAAAAAGAGAAGCAGCAATTGTTACAGCGGGAGGGAAAGATTGGATGATGTCTTTAACTGGTGTTGTGGGATTAGCTGCGTTTGCTTTTTTGGTATATACCGTTGTTACAACAAAAGTACCTGAAACTAACAAAGAAATATTTATACATATGATAGGTATTGTTGAGGGTGTGGCGTTATCAATTTTTGGATATTATTTTGGATCCGCTGTAAAAAAAGAATAAGCAGTTTATAAGAAATACTACAATATAATAAAATGAATACAATAAGAAAAATAAGCGTAGGCAGAGACTACAAAATAGATGCAATGCACTACTCGGTTGGTCAAACAGTATATGGAGGACATACAATATGTGATATAATAGACGAAGACGATTCTTTTTGCATATACATAAAAAAAGACAACGACATACTTGCTTGGAAAGCTTTTAACAAAAACATGGGTTTAAGCGTAGAATATAATTTAGATTATGAATAGCCCTCTTGAATTTATTATACAACCAAAAAGTAATAGATACAATAATAAAAAAGACGTTGAAGGATCAGAGCTAATATTAAATACCTCTATAGAAGATCACAAATTTGTCAGCAGAGAAGCAATAGTAAAAGCTGTACCTATTGGTTACAATACAAGCATAAAACCAGGAGATGAATTAATAGTTCATCATAATATATTTAGAAGGTTTTATGATATTCACGGTCAAGAAAAAAACAGCAAAAGTTTTTTTAATGAGGACACATATTTATGCGGCCAAGACCAAATATTTTTGCGAAAAGTAAATGACCAGTGGGCTGCTATGGAAGGATTTTGTTTTGTACAGCCTTTAAAAAGTTTAAAAGAAGATTTGCTAGACATTGACCACGAGATCCCATTGATGGGTATTGTTAAATATGTTGATGGGTCAGATTTTGTTAATAAAGAAGAGCTGGTCGGTTTTACCCCACACTCCGAATATGAGTTTATTGTAGATAGCAAAAGATTATATAGAATACCACTTAAATCAATTTCAATAAAATATGACCGCAAAGGAAATGAAGTCGAATATAATCCAAGCAGGCTATAAGGCTGTTGAGGAATTAATAAAAGTAGCGCGGGAGCAGATTGTAGATTCAGATGATGATATTAGTGCTGATAGATTAAAAAATGCTGCTGCAACAAAGAAGCTCGCAATATTTGATGCTTTTGAAATACTTAATAGAATTGAAGACGAAAAAAATATTTTAGATAACAAACCTAAAGAAGAGGAAGCTTCATTTAAAGGTTTTGCTGAAAGGAGGAGCAAATAATGTACGAGCAAACATTATTTAAAATTGTAGAGCCAATAAAGCTTACTACAATTAATAGAATAAATAAAAAGAAAGGCTGGAAGTATGGATATGATGCTGAGCACGATATTGTTGTAATAAGCAAGACAGGCGAAATTGGTGATATATACGAAATACAAAATCTAACTATTGCTTTACCAAAAGCCCGTAATGTGTATAGCAAACACGATCACTGGACCCCACAGGAGTATCCTAAAGAGCTTAAAAGTATTAAGACTATATTTGACTGGGAAACATATCCAGACGAATTTAAAAGCAAGTGGGTTGATTATATAGAAGAAGAATTTAAAAGAAGAGATGAAGGTTTTTGGTTTAAGAATAAAGGATTGGACGTTTATGTTACTGGGTCTCACTATATGTACTTGCAGTGGACCAAGATTGATGTTGGACAGCCAAACTTTCGTGAGGCCAATAGATTATTCTTTATATTCTGGGAAGCTTGCAAGGCAGATCAACGTTGCTACGGAATGTGTTACCTTAAGAATAGGAGGTCAGGATTTAGTTTTATGTCCTCAGCAGAGACAGTACATCAGGCAACAATCTCAAGTGATGCCCGCTTCGGAATACTATCTAAAAGTGGAGGAGATGCAAAAAAGATGTTTACAGACAAGGTGGTCCCCATATCCATCAACTACCCATTCTTTTTTAAACCAATCCAAGACGGTATGGACAGGCCCAAGACCGAGCTTGCCTACCGCGTCCCCGCCAGTAAGCTTACAAGAAAGTCCATCACGTCAAAAGAACAAAGACAATCATTAGAAGGATTAGATACAACAATTGACTGGAAAAACACAGGTGACAACAGTTATGATGGTGAAAAGCTTAGGATGCTGGTGCATGATGAAAGTGGAAAATGGGAAAGACCTGACAATATACTAAACAACTGGAGGGTTACAAAAACTACCCTAAGACTAGGTAGTAGAATTATAGGTAAGTGTATGATGGGTTCAACATCAAACTCATTAGATAAAGGAGGAAATAATTTTAAGAAGCTTTATGAATCATCAGATGTTACTAAAAGAAACCGCAATGGACAGACTAGCTCAGGACTATATTCTTTGTTCATTCCTATGGAGTGGAACTACGAAGGATTCATTGATTCTTATGGATTACCTGTCTTCGACACGCCTAGAGAAGCAGTTAGAGGGCCTTACGGGGACACAATAGATGTAGGCGTTGTAGAGCATTGGGAAAATGAAGTAGAGGGTTTAAAATCAGACCAAGATGGTTTGAATGAATTTTACAGGCAATTCCCAAGAACAACCGAGCATGCGTTCAGGGACGAAGCTAAAAATTCTATATTTAATCTTACTAAGCTGTATGACCAAATAGATTATAACGAAGGCATAGGTATTTCTAATGTTATTACAAAAGGTAACTTTGCTTGGGAGAACGGAATAAAAGATACTAGAGTTATTTTTTATCCTGACAAAAACGGAAGATTTAACATATCTTGGGTTCCGCCTTTAAACTTACAAAATCGCGTAATACTAAAGAATGGAGCTAAGTATCCTGGGAACAACGAATTAGGAGCTTTTGGTTGTGATAGTTATGATATTTCAGGAACAACAGATGGCAGAGGATCTAAGGGAGCGTTGCACGGTTTAACCGCTTTTTCTATGACCGAAGAAGTACCCGCTAATATGTTTTTTTTAGAATACGTTGCTAGACCTCAAACTGCTGATATATTTTTTGAAGATGTTCTTATGGCGTTAGTGTTTTACGGAATGCCTTTATTAGCAGAAAACAACAAACCTAGGCTCTTGTATTATTTGAAGAGAAGAGGTTATAGAGGGTTTTCAATGAACAGACCTGATAAATTACTGTCTAAATTATCTAACACGGAAAAAGAAATAGGTGGAAT